ATAAGTGTGACACAGCTAAAGATAAGATGACTGCACGATACTGGTCATGTAAGAAGTGGTAGAGTAAATGGAGTTACCTAAAGTAAATATAGCAGTGATTGGTATTGTCTGCAGTTCCTTAGGTGGTATGGTGTGGTACGCTAGTGAGCAAGCATCCATAATAGCTAACCTAGAAGAGACTGTCGCAGTACTAGATGCTCAAAGCAATACTACTGATAAAGTAAATATGCTAAGAGATATTGAACAGAACAAGGACAACATAAACGAGGCAGTTGGTGTCATGGCTGAGATGGAAGCAGACATATACGATGAGACTGACGAGTTATGGGATGAGATAGACGGTATGAGCCTGAGTATCATGCGTATCGTTGAGCTACAACAAAGAGTAGCAGTGTTAGAAAAGACACTTGAGTTCATCAATAGAGACCACAAAGATATGCTTGATCCGAGGCACTAACTATGATTGATCCACTCAGCGCATTAGCGATGGTCAAGGGTGGCATAAGTGCAGGCAGAACCATAGCCTCTATGTCCAAAGAGCTAGGTAGTTTCTTTGACAGTGTAGACAGCGCAAAGAAAGACCACGAAAAGAAGAAACAAAGCCCATTTAGTAGTACAAATGAGGAAGCTCTGGACACGTTTATGAAACGTCAACAGGCTAAACAGGCTGAAGAAGAATTGAGAGAGTTCATTGTTAACACTATTGGCTACTCTGCTTATCAGGAACTACTCAAACTTCGTAGAGAAGTTGCTCAAGAAAGAAAAGAAGCGGAGAGACAAGCAAGGATAGATGCTGAACGCATGAAAGAGAACGCTGAGATGGCGTTCATTGCTGTAGTAATCTTCTTGTTGATATGTGGTGGGGCGCTAGGCTTACTAGTCGCTATGGGTTGGGTCGATTTATAATGGTAGAAGAGTACGACTTAGATAAGAACGGTAAGCTAGATGCCGAAGAGCGTCAGCTTTACTTAGAAGATAGACGTAGAAAAATTGAAGATGACGATGCCAAGCGTGATGCCCAACGCAACATGACTTGGTTTGCTCTATCAGGTATGGTGCTGTACCCTGCAGGTATCTTTTTCTGTACTGTAATTGGTCAAGAGACTGCTGCAATGTTGATAGCTGACATAGCTAACATCTACGTTGTGTCTGTATCAGCACTTGTCGGAGCATACTTTGGGTTTACTGCGATGGGAAGTAAGAAATAATAAGAGGTTAAGTAATGGCTAAATCAGTACCAACTAATCCTGCTCTTTGGTCAAGAGCTAAAACAGCAGCAAAGAAAAAGTTTAAGGTATACCCTTCAGCTTACGCAAATGCTTGGGCAGCTAAATGGTACAAGTCCAAAGGTGGTAAGTGGAAGGGTGCAGATAACAGAGTGAGGAAAGCGTAATGAAAAGATATTTGAAAAGACTTTGGTGTGCGTTAAGAAACCGTAAGTGTAACCCAGAATGTACCTGTTGCTAACATGGCTAAGGGTGTAAAACATTACTTCAGGGATGGAACTGAACACAAAGGTGGTAGTCACAAGATGCCTAACGGAGACATACACTCAGGTAAAACCCACGGTAAAACAAGTAAGAAGTTATACCACTTTAGTGAACTAAGTAAAACAGCAAAGAAGAAGGCTAGAGGATAATGGCTAAGAAGGGTGGCTTAGGTAAATGGTTTGCTGAGGATTGGGTTGATGTTAAGACTGGTAAACCTTGTGGACGTAAGAAGGCTAAGGGAAGCAAGCGTCCGTATCCAGCCTGTCGCCCGAAGTCGGTGGCAGGAAGAATCTCCAAGAAGGAGGCTTCCAAAAAGAAAGGACCGAAGAGAGTATCTTGGTCCACAACAGCGTCAGGAAAGAAAAGAAAGAAATGAGGGAGCCTAAGTAGCTCCCCTTTTTTATACCTTACTGCCCCATCTATGACAATGAGAATCCATTATCATCCAACCCTGTGCCTCTAGTTGAAGTTTACCATCGGATACAGAGGCAAGACACTCCTTCTCTGAGTTAAAAACTCTAGGTGTACCAAAGCTTCTACAGTCTGTCACTGACATATTACAGGCTAGAATTATAGCAGTAAACATTTAGTTTCCTTCCATCTCCTGTATCAACCTGTCCAAGTACCACTTAGCTTTCTTCAGGTCTTCTACAGGTTTACCTTTGTATCTGTACCTATGTAGATACTTCTTACAGTTACCCTCTAGGTAGCCCATGAACATCATAGTATCCATGTTGTCCTTCATATAGTCTATACACTCTATCTCGCCATCACCATAGTGTGGTGGCTTATTTACTATATCATCCATCTAAGCTCCTATATCTACTACTTCACATACGTCACCACTGCAAGCAAACGTCTGACTTGAGTTAGTACTATCTTCTTTTTCGTAATCTGTCAAGGCTGACCAGTCTATTTTGTCTGGCATTAGTGACAATAATGTCACATACTCACTCTTCATTATGTCCTGATAAGGTGCTTGTTGGTAGGTGTGCTCGTTGTAAGGTAGAAAGGACACGCCTGACATCTCATCAAAATGTTTGTAGACAAACGCTCCAACCTCAAACCACTCATCCTTCCTGACGTTGATAGTTACACTAGGCTTGTGCTCACACCAATGTCTCTGATACATAAGCCATGTCTCTAGCTGATCTATAGCTGACATATCCTCAGTAACTATAGCGTTGGCAGGAGATTTAACAGGGAAGCTGAACACTGTAGTCTGATCAGGTTTCATTACACAAGGTTCACTAGGGATACCTTGGTCCTTCATAAAGGCTGTCAGTGGGTCTTTGTTATCACCTCTTACTGTTCTGATGTAATGCTTGGAATGTCTTGCGTGGATACCTGAGGCACTGTCCACAAGTTGACTGACGGTTCCTGAGGGTTTGACACAGGTAATAGCAGTGGAAGGATTAATCCCAAGAGTATTAGCCAAACTATTATTTGTGTTAACTGCAACCTGTCTAAGATTTTCGAGATTCTTTGATAGCCCATTGCTCTTACTCGTTAATAAAGGGTTGTCCATTATGCCTGTCAAGGATACACCTAGCAGACGCTCTTCTTCTGTGTTGTCTTTCCATATCTTACGAAGGTAAGGGAACTTAGTGTAGGTAGACTGTATAGTTCCTAGTGTTGTAGCTATCCTTACCTTACGTGATAAGTCAGCAAAGTTATCACTAGACCTTACGACAACTTCTGTCAAGTTACAGAACTGGTAGGGTCTAAGGATTATCTCTGAGCAAGGGTTAGTACCGAACTGCCAATCAGGATCACGTCTACCGTACTTAGCTGCCTGTGCCTTGCTTGCTTCTCTGTTGAAGATACCTCGCTCACCACTACCTGACTCGACTAGAGCCATCCACTCACGCATGAACGACAGGCTATCAGGCTTCTCTGTGTAGGAAACTGAGTTGTTAGCTAGAGCACGTTGAGGATCGTTAGTCCACCAGTCACCTGACTTAGCGTGTCTCATCCTATCATCTGACAAATTAGACAGACTAATCATAGCTGACCTACGGACACCACCAACTACTACAACCTCACCAATCTTACACATAAGATCGTGACACTCTATTGATGATAGTCTACGTCCTTGTGCATCCTTGAATATCTTTATAGAGAAGTTAAACAAGTCAACTAAAGGGGCAGGACCACTAGCTCTACCACCAAATGTCTTTAGCCTAGCACCTGCAGGTCTGACCTTTGATACATCCCACTTAGGTATCTCTCCTGCCCACAACAATGCTAGTATCTGCCTGAAAGCTTTAGCCCAACCCTCTTTACTATCCTTAACAACAACTGTGGTGTCACTTTCGTAAAGCTCAGGTACTTCAGGTAGCTGTTGAACAAACTGACGCTCAACACTAAAGCCTACACCAGTGCCACACAAAAGAATAAACATAGCCTCATCGAAAGACTTAGGGTCATCAACTGGTAGGTAGCTGCAGTTGTAACCTGATGTGTTGTCTCTATCTAATGCCTTACCTGCTGTCATCATAGCCCTCATGCTAGGCATAACCTCTAGGTTAAGTATTGATTCTTCTATCTGTTTGACAAAACTGTCTTTGCCCATGACAGGTATGACTACATTCTCCATGTATCTGTCAACAGTCTCAGCCCAAGTCTCTCTGCGTTGTTCTTTCT